GCACCGGTAGACGGATCATACAGCGCAGACAAAGGCGATACAAGCGGATCATATACCGGCACAGCACCGGCAGACAAAGAACCAACGCTGTACATAGGCACCAACGTCACATACGCCAAATACATAGAATTTGGGACATCTAAAATGACGGCCAGACCGTTTATGCTACCGAAATTAAGAGCGAATTTAGCGAACTATAAAGAGATATTGACCAAATATCTAAAACAATGATAAAAAGCGCTGAAAACGGCGATTTAAGGCCTCAAAATAGGCTTTACAACCAAAACCAATACTGATATAATATTTAATGACCGAATGGCAAAGAACTGCCTACGAAGAAAAGGAGGAACAATGGCTCTTACAAGAAAGTTTTTATCTGCTCTGGGAATTGAAGCAGACAAAATCGACGAAATCATCACAGCACACAGCGAAACAGTAGACGGATTAAAGGAAGAAGTTAATAAGTACAAGGCAGACGCACAGGCTTATTCTTCAGTAAAATCTGAACTTGACGAATTAAAGAAAACTTCCAGCAAGGACGATTCTTATAAAGTCAAGTACGAAGCAATCAAGCAGGAGTTTGACGAATACAAGAAAGATATTCAGAGCAAAGAAACTACTGCAAAGAAGGCTTCTGCTTATAAGACTCTTTTATCCGAGGCTGGCGTGAGCGAAAAACTCATTGACAAGATTCTCTCTGTGACTAAACTTGATGATTTAGAACTTGATGGAGAAAACATAAAGGACGCTGACAAAGTAACGGACAGTATTAAAGAAGAGTGGGCTGATTTCATAGTCAAGACAAAGACCGAAGGCGAGTCCACTAAAACACCGCCTAAAGGAAGTGGCGTAACCTTATCAAAAGAACAGATTTATGCTATCAAAGACCCTATAGAAAGACAGAAAGCGATAGCGGAACATCATGAACAATTCGGATTTTAAAAGGAGACACACATAATGGCAAGTAACGTAACAACAGCAGCAGAAACCAATGTAATCAAAGCGGCACAGATGAGCAAGGTCAGAGAAGTTGACTTCGTTCTTCAGTTCACACATAACTTCCTTCCTAAACTCATCGAGGCACTCGGAGTAACAAGGAAGATTGCTATGCAGGAAGGTACAACAATGTACTACTACACCACCACAGGCACACTCCAGAGCGGAGTAGTACCCGAAGGAGAAATTATTCCTCTTTCCCAGTATCAGAGAAACAAACAGCCTTTTGGCGAACTTACTCTTAAGAAGTGGAGAAAGGGAACAACTGCAGAAGCGATTCAGAAGTCAGGCTATCAGGAAGCAGTCAATGAGACAGACGCTAAAATGGTAAGCGATATTCAGAAAACCATTAGAACAGACCTGTTCTCTTTCCTTAACGGAACTATTACAGGCTCAACACCAGTAACTGGAGCAAATTTACAGGCTGTACTTGCACAGACTTGGGGACAGTTACAGGTACTTTTTGAGGACGATGCTATCGCTCCCGTACACTTTGTAAATCCCCTTGATATTGCAGATTATCTTGCTACAGCAACAATTAGCACCCAGACTGCATTCGGAATGACTTATATTGAAGACTTCCTCGGTCTTGGTACAGTTATTCTTTCTTCACAGGTAACAAAGGGCACAGTAGTTTCAACTGCAAAGGACAACATTGTTATGTACTATCTGACAATGAGCGGAGACCTTGCTTATGCATTCAACCTTACTACAGATGAAACTGGCTACATCGGAGCGCACGCAAAGCAGACCGATGAAAGAGCACAGGTAGAAATGATGGCTATGGCTGGAATCCAGTTCCTTGTAGAGTATGCACAGGGAGTTGTAAAGGGAACTATCACAACACCCACAACAACAGAACACTAAAGGAGTAGGATATGCTTTACGAATTATGTCTGGAACTGAATAACTTCTTCGAATATGCGAGATATATCGGTGATGTAGCAATCGTAGACGGCAATGTTCAGACAGAGTTGCTGGAAGATGGTCAGTATTTCCGCATAGTTGGGAGCGTATTTAACGATGGAGTCTATCAGTATCCGCAGAGGCAACTGAAAGACGAAGTTTATCACGGCGGTTTATGGGCTATGGCAGTACCAGCAGAGGTCATAGCCCTGAATGCTGAAATAGACGCTTGGAAACAGAAATATCTCACTCTGGACGGTCAGGCTTTGTCACCGTATACATCAGAGTCTTTTGGCGGTTACTCCTATACCAAAGGAGCAAGCGGAGATACATCATCGGCTTCGTGGCAAGGTGTTTTTGCAAACAGATTAAACAAATGGAGAAAATTCAAATGAGTTTATTAGACGCAGGAATGGAAGCGTGCGTAAAACTTGATAAGACCACACAGAATGATGGCTATGGCGGTTATACAACTGTATGGAAAGAAGGCTTCACATTTGATGCGGCTATAACATTTGATACTTCTATGGAAGCAAGAACGGCAGAGCAAGCAGGAGTAACTTCACTTTATACAGTGACCACAAGGAGAAATCTTGTGTTTGAATATCACGATGTTTTCAAGAGATTGAGAGACGGAAAGATATTCAGAGTTACTTCTGACGGAGACGATAAATTTACACCGCAGAGTGCTACACTTAATATGAGGCAAGTAACAGCAGAGGAGTACATCTTAAATGGACAAATCGCAAGCAATTAATACGTTTTGGAATAGTTTTGGCATACCGGCCTATGACGAGTACACCGTACCCGATGGCGTAGGTATGCCTTATATTACATTTGAAGCCTCTACAGACGCAATAGGGATAGACGTACCAATGACAGCTTCAATTTGGTACAGAGACAGTAGCTGGGAAGCGATCAATAAAAAAGCGGATCAAATAAGCGAAAGGATTAGCTACAGTTATTACATCAAGGCGATAGAAGGAGGCTACATGGTAGTAAAACGAGGCAACATATTCGCCCAGAGGCTTAACGATCCAGACGATTCGGACGTAAGGCGTATTCTTATAAGCGTATTAGTAGAATTTTTAACAGAAAATTAAAGGAGAC